CTTTAGACAAAGTGTTTTTATTTAAATGATTTTTCTCCATTAAATAGTTTAGTTTCTCCAAAAAGTCCATTATGTAGTCACCTCCAATAAAGCGATTTTATCATGAAAAAAAATAAAAGGCAAGAAAAAAATTACCCCTTAACGTAAAAAATAGCTTGACTTTTTACGATTAGGGGTATATATTGAATACAAGAATTACCCATAGGGGTAGAAAGGAGATAGAACTATGTTTGACAATTTAAAAACAGCATTACAGCACAAGGGAATTTCTATGAAGCAGTATGCAGAGATTTTGGGTGTCGGAGAAAAGACTATTCAAAACAAATTAATGGGAAGAACAGATTTTACATATCCAGAGTTCAGAAAGACATGTACATTGCTTTTTGAGTACAATGCCGATTATTTGTTTTCGGTTGAAAATGTTGTGTGTAACCAGACAAAGCCGCCTGTATAAATATGTATGGAAAGTGAAGCTAATATACAGCGGGAACTCTTTTCTGAAAAGAGAGATGTATTTAGGAGGGGGGTGAACAATATGAGGGTCTCAAAAAAAAGATGGGTCAAATTACGGCAGCAGGGAATAGTAATCAGAGCAATAGGATTGACAGATAAGGAAAGAAAAATCATTAAGAAAGCGCTGAGAGAAATTAGATACGGGAGAAAAAAGGATAAACGTCAATCTCTCCCGTACCTGATGGAACTAAAGTAAATTTGAACTCATGTGAGTAGCCTCACACATTGCGTCAGAAAGTTCCAATTCATTTTCAGGGGCACAGATTGGCTCAAATTCTACACATTCCACAGGGTCACATGTGCAGAGGGAGAGCTCAGCAGGATAAAATTCACCATCGTCCTCATAAGAATCTGAAATAGTTACCTGGACATAATTTTTACCTGTACGCCGAACATCTTGAATTAGCGAACGGAGTTCTGAAACACTCACAATAATTGAATCACGCATAGAATTGTTCTCCTTTCATTTGTACTCAGCTATGGTAGTGGCTTGTATATAGAATTATAGGAGAATACTGCCAAAATTGCAAGAGATTCTAGTAGAGTCGAAGAGGGGGTGAAGGAAGATGACAATTAGGGCATATCTATCACATGTATGTCCGCCAGAATCACTCTCAATGAGCTATAAAAGAGAAATAATTCAATTAGAACGTAAAAATGTGAAACGTGTTCTGTTTCGTCCAGATTTAAGTTTGATGACGATTTACAATGATGATGGAAAAGAAGAAGTGTTTGACTATCATCTTTGTGATGTGGAAGTTTTGAAAAACGAACCCACCGATGGATTAATCGATGGGCTCCAATTACCGTATTAATGTTTATTTAGTTTTAGAAATATAGGACATTTAGCACTTGGTTGTCCACACTGTCCGTCATGAGAACATTCATCGATGTAGCTGCTTCCATCTTGAAATCTAATTTACCTAAAACAGGAACCTTCTGAGTATGGTAAATAATGTTGACTGTTTCATCTACAATAGAACAATAATCAGTGATTTTTGGCATGGTAATCTCCTTTACTTGGTACTCGGCTGGTGGCAGAGCCTGTGAGTACGGTATAAGGCAGAAGAAATAAAAGGGCAAGGCACAATTAAGTTTGCGGACAAGAATGCATTAGAAAAAGAGAGATAAGGTGAGAACATGAGAGATATTATGGAGATAGTATGTGAAGCCAAAAAGAAAGCAAGAACACCTTTAGAGAATCAGAATTTATTTACAGAAATGCTTTTTGCTGAACTTAGAAAAATGAAAAGTGCGGATATCGCACCACACCTTTCATGTGTATTTGATCTTTTACAACGTGAGTACAGGATAACATTAAGATTCCCTGCGGGTTTCAATGAACTGGATGCCACTAAGGGTGATGTCGAATGACATTTCTTCCAATGGATGAAGGCTAATAGAAGCATCATTAAGTAAGTTGTCTGAAACATTAGTGACGAAGCCCTTTTCGAGCATGTCAGAAATACTATTGATAACAGTTAAAAGATAATCTGGACTTTTTGGAAGTACAGTAAAGTGGTTATTCCCTGTTTTTCTGTAGTGCTCATAGGCTTCATAGAGGATAAAATATTCTTCTTTTGCGTTCATTATGGTGCGCTCTCCTTTCTTCTGTACTCGGTTGGTGGCACAGCCTGTGAGTACAGTATAAGACAGGGATAATAAAAGGGCAAGGCGCAATTGAGTTTGCGGACAAGAAAGCATTTAGTGAGGTGGAGGGGAGGTGAAAGGAATGCCAGAGTTACTATATACAGTACAAGACGTAGCAAAGATTCTTAAAACAAATGAAGCTTATGTTCGTCGGCTTATTAAAAAAGGCCTATTAAAAGCTATGGTATTGGGGCGGGTTAAAGTAAGAGCTTCCGCATTAGAAGAGTTTCTTGAACAATATGAAGGGTATGATGTTACAAACGTGGACGACATCAAAAAAATGGAGATAACAGATTAAGTGGTTTATGTGCCTTCTGCATAGTACAGGAGGCACGCGGACAAATTATTAATTTTCTAGGTAAAGTTGACAAGGCATTTATGTGCACTGTTTTTATTTTTAACTTTTTCTAAGAAAGCAATATGTACTAATTAAAATAAGTACATATTTACCAACGTATCAGTATCATGCAAAAAGTCCAGTAAAATCAAGGTGTTAACAGCCTTTTGGAAACAGTATAAATATATTAAAGTTAGAGACAACATAGAGGATAAGAGGATAGACACATGGCATTTGGAAAAAAAGTATATGACATGGGAGATGTAGTGGATTATGAATATACCTACCTGGGAAAGTATGGAGCGAAGGGGGAAAAGAGAGCGGCACGGATAAAACCAACGCCAGAACAGATCGCGAAGCAGAACCATGCAAATAAGGTGAAAAGAGTACGAAGAGAGATAATACTAAATTTCCAGCCGTGGGATTTATGGTTGACTCTGAAATATCATCGTGGAACTCGTAAGACTACAAAAGAGGTTCTCAAAGATGTGCAAGATTGGACAAAGAAGATGCGAGAGAGGTATAAGAAAGTAGGAGAACAGTTAAAATGGATACGGCGCATTGAGATTGGACGGTATGGTGGCATTCATGTACATATTTTGATTAACCGCCCACGAACAATACAGAATGTTGATTTGATCTGTAAAGAATTTTGGGGAAAGGCTGGGATAAATTTTCAGAGTCTGAGAGAAGAGGGCAGTTGTGAACAACTTGCAGAGTATTTATGTAAAAAGTATAAGGACGATGAAACAGAAGGGCAGTTGAGTTTTCTTCCAGAGGAGGATAGAAAACGTTGCCTAAGTTATTCCACCAGTAAAAATTTAATACGACCAGAAGATGTAATCAAGACAGGTGAGAAAAAATATAGTCACTGGACAATGCGAAAGGTAATTTTGGAAGGACCAAAGCCAAGGGAAGGGTTCTATATTGACAAGAATAGTATTAAAACAGGTGTGAATCCGTTTACTGGAAAAAGCTACTTTTATTATACAGAAATCCGTATCAAGAATAAGTGGGAGAGCACAGAAGAAGAGGATTGTGGATAAGTGGATAAGTGCCTTCGCATAAGTGTTTCACATATGCGAGGGGAAATTGAAAGAAGGTGTCAGATATGTTTAAGGTGAATATTTACATAGAGACAGATAATGGCAGCAGAAAGAAGCTCTATAGAGGATACGGCGCGTCAATTGAATATATCCGAAAGAACAGACAAAAAGAGTTGCGGTTTGTGTCAGGCATATGTTATGGGACATGGAACCTTGCGTATATACTGGCACTCACAGAAGCACTCAATTTGCTCAAAAGCCCTTGCATTGTAACAATATATTGTGACAATGAACATGTTTGCGATAGCATCAGCAGCGGCAGAGTCAACGACTGGCGGCGCAATGGTTGGCGCACAGCCAAAGGGGAACCGATTGCGAACACCGACGAATGGAGGGCGCTTTACAGAGCTTCCTCAAGGCATGAATTACATTATGTACATTCCACTGGAAAAAGTGCTTATAGTGTAGAGATACAAGATGCAATCAAAGAGGTACGAAACAAAGGCGGATACTGGCAGCAAACACAGTTATCCCAAATGAAAGGGCAGGAGGCTACAGTATGAAAGTAATAGCAGTTAGTAATTATAAAGGCGGTTGTGCCAAGACGACCACAGCAGTGAATCTTGCATATAGCCTGGCAGCAGAGGAGGATAAGCGGGTGCTGCTCATTGATGCTGATCCACAAGGCAATGCAAGTTATATTCTGTGGAGGTATAACCCCAATGCAGATACATTGCGTAGTCTATATGAAAATAGTAGAAGAACAATCAAAAATTTAATAAGACGCAGCAAATACAAAAACCTTGATATCGTGCCTTCAATGACAGGACTAGAACAAATCAATAGAGAATCAGATGTACGTGGATTTGATTTGAATGTGCTTCGCAGGCAGATAGACAGTTTAACAGACAGATATGATTATGTTATTATTGACTGCCAGCCAACAATGCAGTTCTTGACAGTTAGTGCATTATATGCTGCTGATTTGGTGATTGTACCATTTAAGGCAGCAGGATTTAGCATAAATGGATTGGAACTGATGCAGGATTATCTGGAATATGCTGCACAGCAAAGAGCGTATTCAGGTGATTTAAATTATGCCTGCCTTCTGACAATGTTTAATGGCAGTAGAAAAAGCTTGGATAGGATAACAGAACTAATAGAACAGGACGCCTATACAATATTCGATACACTGATAAGCTTTTCTACAGTATGCGAAAATGCTGAGGATAAAAAGGTCCGAAAGCCCTTGCTGAAACATAGAAAGAATAGCAAAGTGGCGGCAGATTATCTGGAACTGACAAAAGAGATTCTGACAGAGATGGGGGATTGATACTATGGGAAGCCTGAGCAAGATCATAAAAGAAAAGGGAGGCGAACTTGGTAAGGCACGGACAGAGCAAATAAAAGTGCAGCAGATACATTACACAAAATTGAAAGAATCTGACTTAAACTTTTATACTAGAAGTGAGGAGGAAGTGGCGGAGCTTGCAGACACAATGCTCATAGCGGGTGGGATATTACAGCCCCTTATTGTTAGAAAAATAGATTTGAGTGAGTATGAAATATTAGCTGGACATAAACGCAGACGTGCCAGTATCTACAATGTGGAACGTGGATATAAAGAATATGAGTTTTTGCCATGTATTGTTATCGATATGAGTGGATTAATGGCAAAAAAGATATCGGAGAAGATACTGGAAGAACAGGGCGATATTGAAAATGATGTATTGCTTGATATGATAGCAGAGTATATCGTCATTTGTACAAACAGCACATCAAGCGAAAGCAGCAGTTATGAAAAAATGATGCAGGCTATACGACTTGCAAAGATACTGCCTGCAATGTTGGAGAATGAGGACTTAAAAGGGCGTGCGCTGCGGACTGAGATTGCAAAAGAAATGAAATGCAGTGATGGTCAAGTAGGAAGGTATCAGAGCATCTATAATCATTTAATACCAGAAGCAATGGAACGCTTTCAGAACGGTGTAATGACAGTCTCGGTAGCTTATGAGATGTCTGGACTTGACAATAGTAAGCAGAAAGAACTACTCAAAAAGCAGATAATTACTTTAGCAGATATTGAACTTTTGAAACAAGAAGAAAATAATAAATTGGTGTCCGAGTCGGACACCGAGAAGGAACATAAAAAAGAATTATTGAATCAGGAAGAAAACGAAGAAACCGTGTCCGAGTCGGACACGGATAATATAAATCAAATGAGTGCAGATTCTTTCAATGGTGATGGATATGAAAGGATAGAAGACACAAAAGAGAATCTATATCTTGCGTTCCAATTAATTTTTGATGATGCAGAATCTGGCTTTCCACAGGAAGTTTATAAAGAGCTTATAAATTTTATGGAAGAAATGGGTGGACATGTATCTGTAATGACGGATATCTTTGCGAAAGCACTACCATTTGAGAATAATTACATAAAAATTGAAAATATTTGCGGGTATAAAATATATTTTAAAGATATCCATAAGAAAATGGGTGTTGCATTGTGGTCGTTTTGGAGGGCCTTTATAAGTAAATATCATTATCATGAAGAGATAGCAGTCATTGATGGACTGGCAGAAGAAAAAAATGACAATTTTGAACAGGCTATTGATAATAGGGCAGAAAGTAAATTGGCAGCAGAGAATAAATTAACTGCTGCCAGTGTAGAACCAGAAATAACAAATGAAGGTAGCACAGATTATACGCTGGAAGACATTAAAAAATTTCATAATGAGCAGTTGGAAATAATACAGCAGATTGAAGAATATGCCATCAAATGTGGCGGTATGATAAGAGGGTCAAGAAGAGAACAGTATAAAAAAGCCTGTATGATTTTTGACGGACTGTCATACCTCTTAAAAAAATTGGAAGGAAACAATAGAAGGCAGTATGAAATAACCATGCCTTGCAGAATAGGTGATACACTCTATTCTATTATAGGCGATAAAGTAACACCTTATATAATTGTTGGATTCCGAATTGATAATGAAAAGATCTATATGGAAACATCAGGAAGTATGTTGTTTGCAACAGATAAAATAGGGACTTTTCATTTCTTTTCACAAGATCTAGCAGAAGAGAAGTTTCAAAAAATGTGGAAAGAGAGGAGGAATGACCAGAATGACAAATCTTGAGTATATGCGTCAGAAAATTGTTGAGACAGTGATGGGATTAGATGAAATGGAGCTGCTACAGGTTGCTGAGGATACAGAAATGACTTTAAAAGAGACAGAGGGAGTATTCAACTGTCTTGTCTGTGAAAAGGAATATGGGGAATGTGGCAGCAGTCCTTGCACGAATGAACATTGTAGCAGATTCCTAGATTGGTGTGCAAAAGAGCATGTTGGTTAAAACTCGAATACTCGAGAAAATAAGGAGATGAAGAAATGTGTTGGAGTAAAGCAAGGACGCGAAAACAAGAAAAAATGTTATCGTGCATATTAAAAAATCAGATGTTAATAATGCAAACAATGCAGACAGAGTTAGTAACATATGAACATACGTCACGATATGGGAGTTATTACAGAGATAAGCTTATCAAAGGAGTAAATAATACTGCTGATATTTTACAAATACCAAGAAAGAAAAATCGTGAAGACTGTCCACATAGAATGCGGGATATAACATGTTTACCAAAATGTGCGTTATGTGAAACAGTGGATGATAACGAGTGTTTATTAGACTAAATAAGAATTTATATAGAGAAAAAGGAGTAAATGAATGGTTATCATTTTTGAAGAAAAAGATAGAAAGCGGATAGAGGCAACGGGATACAGGATTATTCAGGCGAAACAAGTCCTTTATACACTTCAAAAATTTTTTAATAACATTATTGAAAAGGCACTAAATTGTTATAATGGTCTCTCATCAGAACAGAAAGTAGAGTTTTTAAAGCTTGTGTTAAGTGATAACAAAAAATAATTATGTGTCAATTCCAATAAAAGAATAATAAAAGAGTATCAGAAATGAGGTATCGGTGTGACAAAAAAAGAACTTGAGCAATTGATTGATTTGAAAAAGGAGATTAAGGAGCTTGAACAAAGTATACTAAGGATACAACAGATGTATATAGGAGATGCACCTGTCGCTGTTGATGCTTCAAAAAAGAATTTTCCATATACTCAAGGGAAAGCAATCGTTCATGGATACGATCCAGTACTTGCAAAAAAGCGCTCTGAACATTTATGTGAAAAGAAGATGTTGCTTGACGACAGAAGAAAAAAGGCAGCGAAAGAGGAAAAGAGATTGATTCAATACATAAATAGTATTCCAGAAAGCAGAATCAGACGCATCATGCAGTTTCGGTATATTGATGGTTTCACATGGGAGAAAATAGGGGAAATAATGCACTGTGATCGAACAACAGTTGAAAAGTCGATAACCAGATATCTCAAAAAAAATTTGTAATTTGGAATAAGTTTCCCACATTTCCCATTTTAAATGTGGTAATATGGTATTAAGTCAAAGTGGCAAGAAAAAAGACGTTCCTGTAAGAGGCATTATGGCAGCAGTCATAGTGCTTCTTTTTTATGCACAGACCCGTGCAGAGGAAATATGCAGCTAAGGCGGCGCACGGGTCGCGCGGCGAGTAGGGAAGATGGGACTTCCCTACTCGATTGCTTAGGGGAATGTCTTCTATACTCGATTATGACAATGGTAAAAATGCACAAATGGAAAGAGGGTGTTGCAGAGTGGCAAAATTAACAGCGAAACAACAGCGTTTTGTTGAGGAATACTTGATTGACCTAAACGCAACACAGGCGGCAATCAGAGCGGGATATTCCGTCAAAACAGCAAGCGAGCAAGGAAGTCAAAACTTATCAAAACTTAATATTCAGCAGCAAATTAGTAAAGCAATGGCAGAACGGTCAAAAAGGACAGGCATGAATCAGGACAGAGTTGTTTTTGAACTTTCAAGAATTGCATTTGTAAAGATGACCGATATCGTAAATTCGCAAGGGGTAATTAACCCAGAAGCAACAGAAGATGACCTTGCGTGTATTGAATCAATAAAGTATAAAGAGTCTCATAGTGATTCTGGAACAAGTATCGAACGAGAAGTAAAGGTTTCTTCTAAACTAAAAGCATTGGAACTGCTGGGGAAACACTTGGGTATGTGGAATGAAAAAATGGATGTGAATGTAAATATCCCAGTTGTGATTTCAGGAGATGATGCGCTTGAAGATTAGCAGTCAATATATTTTTGATTATCAGAAGCATTTATATTTGTCTGAACAATATGCTTCTATTTCCTCTGGAAAACGCAAGATATCACTTCCTGAAGTAGTCGGAAAAGGCTATGGAAAATTTTGGAGATGGCGGGGCAGATACAGAGTATGTAAAGGCAGCAGAGCAAGTAAAAAGTCCAAGACAACAGCGTTGTGGTATATCGTGAACTTGATGAAATATCCAGATGCGAATTTATTAGTTGTCAGAAAGGTATTTCGGACTCTAAAAGATAGCTGCTTCACAGAATTAAAATGGGCAATCCACCGATTAGGAGTGGATGCGTTTTGGGAAATAAAGGAAAGTCCCCTTGAAATGACCTATAAGCCAACAGGGCAGAAGATTTATTTTAGAGGGCTTGACGATCCATTAAAAGTCACTTCAATCACCGTTGAACATGGTTATCTATGTTTTATGTGGATTGAGGAAGCATATGAGATTGGAAATGAGAATGATTTCAATGTGCTTGATGAATCTATACGTGGAGCGATACCGCCAGAGACAGGATTGTTCAAACAGATCACCCTGACTTTTAATCCCTGGAATGAGCATCATTTTTTGAAAAAACGATTTTTTGATAAGCCAGATAAACAAACGCTTGCTATGACTACTAATTATCTTTGTAATAAATGGCTGGACGAAGCAGATAGAGAAGTTTTTGAAACAATGAAGAGAAACAATCCACGTCGTTATCGTGTGGCTGGACTGGGCGATTGTGGATGGTCTTATTTTTGAAAATTGGGAAGAAAAGGCTTTCGATATAGATGAAATCCGTAAGCTTGAAAGTGTAAAATCAGCTTTTGGTCTTGATTTTGGGTATACAAACGATCCTTCCGCTTTATTTTGCGGACTGGTAGATGAGACAGCCAAAACAATTTGGGTATTTGATGAGATGTATAAGTATGGAATGAGCAACGAAGTAATTGCAAAAGAAATTACTGAGATGGGGTATAGAAAAGAACGGATTCGAGCGGAATCTGCTGAACCAAAGAGTATTGATCGGCTTTATGATTTGGGAATTACTCATATACAACAGGCAAGAAAAGGAAAAGACAGTGTAAATAATGGGATTGATTTCTTACAGGATTATCATATCATTGTTCACCCGCGTTGCGTAAACTTTCTCAAAGAGATTAGTAACTATACTTGGGACACAGATACAAAGACAGGGAAACGATTAAATAAACCAATAGATGATTTTAATCACTTGATGGATGCGATGCGGTATGCTATGGAAGATTTTAGCATGGGTTCCGCATTTAGTTTTACATAAAGGAAATAGACGATTTGGAGGTATTGACAGATGCTGGATTTTGTCAATTCCCTGACTGATAGGTTTAAAGCCCTGATTATGCAGGGGGCAAAAAGTCAAATGTCAGACCAGGAATTTTTAGAAAAGGAAATAGCAAGGTGGAAGTACAGCCCGCAGCGGATTACACAGATAAAGGGGCATTTGTATTATGACAATGAGCATGATATTCTTGCTCGAAGGAGAACTATGATCGGTGATGGCGGCAAACTGCAAGTTGTTGAAAATGTTCCAAATAATCGGTTGATCGACAATCAGTATGCAAAAATGGTAAATCAAAAAGCAAACTATCTATTGGGAAAACCTTTTGTAATTGAGGGTAACAACAGGCAGTATATAGAGCTTTTGCAACAGGTTTTTAACAAATCTTTTATGAAGACACTAAAAAATGGCGGCAAGGCGGCATTAAATAGTGGGATTGCATGGCTGCACCCATACTATACAGACAATGGTGCATTTTCTTTTCGACTCTTTCCAGGATATGAAATATTGCCTTTCTGGAAGGACAGTGAACATACAATTCTTGATTTTGCAGTAAGGCTTTACCCTGTTGAGAGTTATGAGGGCACAACGCTGACAATTATTGAGAAGGTAGAGGTGTATGACCTAAAAGGAGTTCACAAATTTATATTAGATGGTGAAACATTAGTGCCTGATGTAAGTATGGGAAATGGACTTTTTGATATTCCCTATGTTTCTATAATAGATGGCGAAGGAATGGCGACTGGCATGAACTGGGAGAAGATACCACTCATTCCATTAAAATATAATGAGCAGGAAATACCACTAATTAAGAAGGTCAAGACACTACAAGATGGAATTAATATCATGCTTTCCGATTTTGAAAACAATATGCAGGAGGATGCAAGAAATACAATCCTTATCCTGAAAAACTATGATGGTCAGGACTTGGGAGAGTTTCGGCGCAATCTTGCTACCTATGGCGCAGTAAAAGTACGGTGCAGCGGTGATACAAACGGGGGTGTGGAAACTCTTGAGATAACAGTGAATGCGGATAACTATAAGGTTATTTTGGAGTTATTCAAAAAAGCTTTGATTGAAAATGCTATGGGATATGATGCCAAAGATGACAGGCTTTCAGGCAATCCAAATCAGATGAATATTCAGTCAATGTATTCTGATATTGATTTGGATGCAAATGACATGGAAACAGAGCTGCAAGCTTCCTTTGAAGAAATCCTCTGGTTTGTCAATGCCCATCTTTTTAACACGGGACAGGGAGATTTTGCAGGAGAGAATATAAATATTATTTTTAACAGAGATATGCTGATGGACGAGGGGGCTATTATATCGAATATCAGAAATTCTGAAGGCATTCTTTCTAACCAGACACTTGTCGCCCAGCACCCTTGGGTTAAGGATGTCGAAGATGAGATGCAAAAAATTGAGAAAGAAAAACAGAAAGCAGTAGAAGAGATAGAAAGGCAGCAATATGAACCGTTTCCAAGAAAAGATACTATGGAAGAGGAAGAGTAGGGGGAAATGCATTCATGCCAAACAGCAATTATTGGAAAGAGCGGTTCAAGCAGCTTGAGGCGGCGCAGAATCGAAAAGGGGCTGATACATACCTTGAAATAGAAAATCAATACAGACAAGCACAGAAAGAGATTGAAGGGAAAATCAATACATGGTATCAACGTTTTGCCACAAATAATAATCTGTCAATGGCAGAAGCGCGCAGGATGCTCAGAGACAAGGAGCTTGCAGAGTTAAAGTGGAATGTAAAAGACTATATCAAGCAAGGGCAGGCAAATGCTTTTAATGGTCAGTGGATAAAAGAGCTGGAGAATGCTTCTGCAAGGTTTCATATATCTCGTTTGGAAGCATTAAAATTGCAGACGCAACAAAGTCTTGAGCTAATGTTTGGAAACCAGCTTGACAGTATTGATACAGCAATGAAGCGAATTTATTTAGATGGCTATTATCATACTGCATACGAGCTACAGAAAGGCTTTGGGATAGGTTGGGACATTGCAGGCTTAGATCAGAAAAAGATAGAAAAAGTAATCCGTAAGCCTTGGGCGGTAGATGGCAAAAATTTTTCAAATCGAATCTGGAGTAATAAAGAGAAACTAATTTCAGAAGTTCACAGAGAAATAACACAAGATATTATGCTGGGGCGGGACCCACAAAAAGCAATTGACAATATATCCAAAAAAATGAATACATCGAAAGTGAATGCAGGCCGACTCATTATGACAGAGGAGGCCTATTTTAGTTCTGCGGCACAGAAGGATTGTTTTCAGGATTTGGGTGTAGAACAATATGAGATTGTGACAACGCTGGATTCGCACACTTCTGATATATGCCAGAATCTTGATGGGCAAGTATTTCCTATGAAGGACTTTGAACCAGGAGTGACCGCACCGCCGTTTCATGTTTATTGTAGATCTACCACAGTACCATATTTTGAGGAAGATTTCGGGCAGGTTGGGAAGTGTGCCGCAAGAGGAGAGGACGGAAAGACCTATTATGTATCGGCGGATATGACCTATAAGGAGTGGAAGAAAAGCTTTGTTGAAAATGAGGCTGATGCAAAAAGAGTAATTTCAAAAATGAAAGATAGTTCTGATGTATTAACGCGGAATAGACCACCTGTTAAGTTGCAAGATTTAAAATCTAAATACAAAAATTCTATAATGCAAGTAATAGATTCGGCATCTATACCATTTCAAAGAGTAATTTTGGAAAATCAGGATAGGATTGTTTTTGCAAAAATAAATGCTATAGGAAAGGCAAGGTATTCTGCAAAAAATGGAATTTTATAAATTTAAAAAAGATTTTTCTAATAGCAGGGGACAATGGACAACCTTATTTCACGAAATGGGACATAACATTGATAAGTTATATGGTAATCCGTCTGAACAAACAGCTTTTATAAACGCTTTAAAAAGTGATTTTTCAGTGTTTACAACAGGTTATGCAAGGATGTATAATAATAGTATTGAAGAAGCATATAAGAAATTGTCGTATTTTCTTAGACAGGCAACAGATGAAGAAAGTCATATCCTTTCTGATTTGTTTGAAGTGTTGTCTGGAGGAAAATGTATAGGAAGATGGAGGCATTCACCCGGATATTGGAAATCTGATAAAAAAATTGGAAGTGAGGCGTTTGCGCATTTCTTTAGTGCTTCTGCTACAGGCAATATTTCCAAATGCTTATAGAGAATTTTTGAAGATGGTAGATGAAATGACAGAAGATCAGATTCCAAAGTTTTTAAGGATAATACCTAATGAAGAAGAAAAAGAATTATCAAGATTTGACAAGATGCTTGACAAATATGAAAAGAAGTTCGGGGAACATGTAGGTACAGAACCATCTAGCTGGTCGGAAGATGAATGGTGTGAGATTTTAGAAGAATGTCTTCATGTGGGTAGGACGGTTGATGAATTGTTAGGAGTTGATGAATGTGATGATTGGTATGATTGAATTTATTGTTCACAAACATTGGAATATGATTTGACAGTGAATAATGAATCGAGAAGAATTTATTAAGAGTATGGTGAGTGTATGAGGAATGAGTCAGGTAGAATGAATCAAGAGGAATTTATTAAGAGTATGGCGAGTGTACGGGGAATGAGTCAGGTAGAACGTGAAATAGCAATAAAAAAGGCAAGGATTGATGATTTGCTGATGAAAGTTTCTTTCGTGCCGCTTGAACAGTTTTTTGATTCTGACAGTAATATGTTGTTGGATGAAAAAATTGAGGTTCTGACAGCATTGAAAGAAGGTAAACACATTTCTGACATACCGAACTTTTATGACATTTTAGAGTTATACCCCAAGAAGGGCATACATTGGGATTGAAAGCATCGTCATTCAGGCGGTGTTTTTTAGAAATGAAAATGCATAGTAGGATTGTGGAAGAGGTAATTGCCACACTATACCCAGAGAACAGTGAAGTATTTATGCTGTCTGTCAGATGCAGACATAAGCTTGCTGTAAGAAATACTGATTTACAAAAAACACTTTAGAAAGTTATCTTTCGGAGGTGCTTTTTTTATGCCTTTTTCTGGCAGGCGTAAAAGAACGGAAGAAAGGAGAAAAAATGAAGAAAGAAGAATTTGTTGCCCTTGGTATCAGCGAGGAATTAGCCGCCAAAGCGGAAAAAGCTTCGCAGGAAGAATTAAAGGGCTATGTGGAAAAGTCAAAGCATGATGAGGTTGTGGGGGAAAATAAAACCTTGAAACAGTCTGTTTCCGACCGTGACAAACAGCTCGACATGCTAAAAGCTGCAAGTGGGGATAACGAAGAACTGAAAAAGCAGATTGAGACCATGAAACAACAGAATGCTGAGCAGGAAAAGGCGCACAAGGCAGAATTGGCGCAGCTTCGCCTTGACAACGCCATTGATACAGCTTTGACTGCTGCTGGGGCAAAGAATGGAAAAGCGGTGAAAGCTTTGATTGATATTTCTAAAGTAAAGCTGGGCGAAGATGGCAAACTGTCCGGCTGGGAGGAACAGTTGGCAGCAGTGCAGAAATCAGACGCCTACTTGTTTACAGAGAAACAGAGAACAAATAATTTTAGAGGATTTCAGCCAGGGGCATCTGGCGATATAAAACCAGATGCCAAGATTGATATGTCTAAAATGACCTATGAGGAGCTGACAGCTTACATTGAAAATAACCCTGATGCCCAATAATAAAGTTTTTTCAGAAAGGAAGGATTAACAAATGGCAAAATTTGATTCAAAGAGTTTTAATGAAAGAGCATTTGGAAAATATATGTCCGCAGTTCCAAATGTAAAATTAAATAAGCTGAGAGAGTCCAGAGCGATTGTCGGTGATGCAAGGCTGCGGGAAACCTTTAAGAATAACGCCCAGACAGGAACAGTCTATGCGACAATTCCATATTTTGGACTTATTGGTGGCAGTTCGCAGAATTATGATGGTGTAAATGATTTGCAGTCAGAGACTACCACCACTTTTGAACAAGGTGTGTTTACCTATGGCAGAATGAATGGCTGGACGGAAGCGGATTTTAGCTATGATGTGACAGGCGGCGTAGATTTTATGGCAAATGTCAGAAACCAGATCAATACTTATTGGAATGGTGATGACCAAAATACATTCCTTGCAATCCTAAAAGGTATTTTCAGCATGGCATCTACAGGAAAAGGGGCAGTTAAGACAGCAAATACAGAGTTTGTAGAACAGCATACGTTCGATATTAGTGCGCCTGAAGGCGGGGACACTACAGAAGCTATGTGTATGAGTGCTACAACACTAAACAGTGCGATTCAGAAAGCATGTGGGGACAACAAGCATCGGTTTTCCTTAGTAATCTGTCACAGTGTAGTTTCAACGAATCTGGAAAATTTAAAATTAATTGCTTATCTAAAATATACAGATGCAGAAGGGATTGAACGTGATCTTGGAATGGCGACATGGAATGGTAGACTGGTTCTTATTGACGATTCCATGCCAGCAGAAGTTATTCCGGCTGTAGAGGGCACAGATGATGTGACAGGACATAGGGCGTATACAGTGTATACTACTTACATCTTGGGCGAGGGTGCTATTGGATTTGAAGATGTTGGAGCTAAAGTGCCTTATGAAATGGTTCGTGAGGCAAAAACAAGAGGTGGTCAGGATACACTTATATCGAGAAAGCGTCACGCAGTAAGTGTTGCAGGTATTTCCTATCTAAGAGCTTCACAGGCGACAAACAGCCCAACCAATGCAGAACTGGAAAAGGGAGAAAATTGGTCACTGGTAAATGATGATAAAAAAGCAATTGAACATAAGGCAGTACCAATCGCTCGTATTATATCGAGAGGATAATAAAAGGAAGGTGGCACTATGCTAGACATGGTGAAAGAACGACTTGAATCGTTTGGCTGTGTTTTAAATGCTGGTGATGAAGCCTTGATAACCTTCTCTGTGCAAAAGGTTGAGAATACCATAAAAAATGACTGCAACGTTCTTTCTGTGCCAGAGGGTTTGATAAATGTTGCAGTCAATATGGCAGCAGGAGAATTTCTGATGGCAAAGAAAACTTTTTTGCCAGATGATATCGCGGGATTGAATTTGGATTTTGCAGTAAAGCAGATACAGGCAGGTGACACCAATACAGTGTTTGCAACCGGAGAGGCAAGTATGACACCAGAACAGAGGCTTAACAATTTGATTACCTATTTGTTGACACATGGGCGAGATGAATTTTCCAATTACAGAAAACTGAGGTGGTAAAGGTGATAAGTGATGCAATCAAACAAGCGCGAGAAATGGCTAGGGCAGCACTAGAGCAGACATATGAAGGGCGATGCACTATCATTGAATATCAGGATGTAATAGAGGAAAAAACAAAGCTGTCACATGAGAAGGAAGTTATTGTATTAGAAAACAAACCTTGTAAGCTTTCCTTTGAAAAGATAGACGCTGCTGTACAAACCGAGACAGCAGCGTTTATTTCACAAAACATCAAATTGTTTATTGCACCAGAAATTAGAGTGAACAGTGGTTCAAAAATCATTGTCACACAAAATGGGATAACAGAGGAATATTCTGCGAGTGGAAAACCAGCGATATATTTTACGCATCAAGAAATCCTGTTGAAACTGTTAAGGGGGTGGACCTGATGGGAAGAATGGGGAAGTTTACTGCTTCTGACCTGACAAGACTTCAAAATCAATTGAATAAAATTCAAGCTGGAAATACGGAGGCTTTTGTGGAGTCATGTGCAAAAGAACTTACCGCGCGGTTGCTTGCCAAAGTCGTAAAACGTACCCCAGTAGGGGACTATTCAGGAAATTCTTATACTTGTGAATCAAATAAACAACAACACAAAGGACAGAAAGAAAAGGGTAAGAAAGGCGGGACACTCCGCAGAGGCTGGACTATTGGGGAAATCAGGAAAGAAGGCGGCATCTATAAAATAGATATTATCAATAGTGCGGAATATGCCAGCTACGTGGAATATGGACATAGAACAGCCAATCATAAGGGCTGGGTTCAAGGGCATTTTATGCTTACCATATCAGAACAGGAAATTCAGGAAATTGCACCAAGGGTTTTGGAAAGTAAAATTAAGAAGTATTTGGTGGAGTGCACAAAATGATAAATTCAATAATTAGTTCTATCAGCATTGCATTGAATGCTGAATTTGGTGATCGTTATAAAATTTATAAGGAAGAAAAAAAGCAGGATTTAGAAGAACCCTGTTTTTTTATTCAATGTTTGAATCCAACACAAAGATTATTTTTGAACAAGCGATATTTTAGGAAGAATCAGTTTTGTATTCAGTACTTTCCAGAGACGAGCGATAAAAACGAAGAATGTTTTGTAGTGGCGGAGCGTCTTTTAGAGCGTCTTGAATACTTAACAGTGAATAGTGATTTGGTGATGGGTATAAAAATGCATTATGAAGTGATAGATGGTATTTTGCATTTTTTTGTTAACTACGATATGTTTGTCTACAAAATTGCTGAAACCATTCCAATTATGGAAGAAGTTTTGGCAGAAACTTCTGTGAAAGGACAGGTGATGAAATGACAGAAAAGAAAAAAGCTGTGGAAACAATTCCAGAAACTGCAAGGGCAGCAGAAAACAAGTTTTCAAAAGAACAGTTGCTTATGTCTGAACGTTTTAGGAACAGAAGGGATATTGCGGATGCCCTTCTTGATGATGGAGTCCTGTATACAGTGAAAGATGTGGAACAAAAGATTGAAAACTATATGAAAGGTAAGGTGAAGTAGAGATGGCTTTGGGTGGAGGTACATTTTTGGTACAGAACAAGGAGCTGCCAGGAACATATATCAATTTTGTTTCGGCTGCTTCTGCAAGTGCAGCGCTTTCTGACAGGGGAATTGCAACAATGCCTCTTGAGATGGACTGGGGCGTATCGGGGGAAATATTTGAAGTGACAAATGAAGATTTCCAGAAAAACAGCACAGAGATTTTTGGATACGAATATACCAGCGATAAATTGAAAGGACTCAGGGATTTGTTTTTAAACACAAGAGTTTTTTATGGATATCGTCTGAATGGAAATGGAAAAAAAGCGACAAATGCACTTGCGGAAGCATTGTATACGGGGATTCGTGGAAATGACTTGAAAGTTGTAGTTCAGATAAATGCAGACAATGATGCTTTGTTTGATGTGAAGACGATATTGGGGACAGCAGTGGTTGATGAACAGACTGTTTCAAAAGCAGAGGAACTTGTTTGCAACAAATTTGTAAAGTGGAAATCTGATGTCGTATTGGAAGCATCAGCAGGCATTCCGTTATCAGGTGGCGAGAACGGGGAAGTAAGTGGAGTGGACCATCAGATGTACTTAGACAGGGTTGAGTCATATACATTTAATGTGATGGGAGCTGCGGTGACAGATGACACAACAAAATCATTATACACGGCATTTAATAAGCGTTTGCGTGATGAGATGGGTGTAAAGTTCCAGATTGTGCTTTACGATTATGCAAAAGCTGATTATCCAGGTGTTATCAGCGTGAATAATAAAGTTTTAGATGTTGGATGGAGCGAAGCAGCGCTTGTGTATTGGGTGACAGGTGCCACGGCTGGATGTGCGGTTAACAAGAGTAACCAAAATAAGAAATATGATGGGGACTTTACTGTAGACAGTCCGTATACACAGAGTCAGCTAAAAGATGCTATTAAGGCAGGAAAATTTACTTTCCATATGGTGGGAGCGGATATTAGAGTTTTGGAAGATATCAATACTATGGTCACAACGTCTGATACACAAGGAGATATTTTTAAAGACAATCAGACAATTAGGGTGATTGATCAGATTGGCAATGATATTGCAGTACTTTTCAATACAAAGTATCTTGGCGTTGTCCCTAATGATGCTGCGGGGCGGATTTCTCTTTGGTCTGATATTGTCAAACATCATGAACAACTTCAGGAAATTAGAGCAATTGAAAATTTCTCTGATGCAGATGTGGCAGTGGAACAAGGCAGTACAAAGAAGTCTGTTGTTGTTACAGATTTAGTAACTGTTGTGAATGCTATGAGTAAGTTGTACATGGTTTGCACAATAGCGTAAGAAAGGAGCGAAAGACAATGAATGGCAATGTTGTGATGAAAGCGAAAGATACCGTGTTTGCAAGTCTAGCAGAGTGTTTTGTAACAATTGAAACACGTCGCTATAATTTTATGCAGGCAATCAATCTTGAAGCAAAGTTTGAAAAGAATAAGACAGAGGTTCCAATCCTTGGCAAGACAGGAAAAGGAAATAAAGCAACTGGATGGAAGGGCACAGGAAGCGCTACATTTCATTATAATACGTCTATATTTCGACAGATGATGCTTCAATACAAGGAGACGGGGGAAGATATCTATTTTGAAATTCAGATTTCCAATGAGGACAAGACCTCAGCAGTAGGACGCCAGACTATGATCTTAATGGATTGCAATATTGATGGTGGAATCCTTGCAAAGTTTGACGCAGATGGGGAATATCTGGATGAAGATATGGATTTCACCTTTGAGGATTTCAAGATGCCTGAAACATTTAAGGACTTAGAAGGTTTTCTGACGAATTAAGCAGCGTGGTGAGTAGGGAAAGTTTTCCCTACTCAATTTATTAATAAAATAGAAGGAGAGTACAAAAATGTCCAGATTTAGTAAATTTATGAGAGAAAATAAAGTTGAAAAAAAGAATGGGTTTTATGCACCGACAAAATCTCTTTGTGATGAGAACGGAAAACCGCTGGAATGGGAGTTTCGACATATTACTTCAAAAGATAATGAAGGATTAAGAGATGAATGTACAATTGAAGTGCCCATTACAGGAAAGCCTAATATGTTTCGGCCAAAGGTTCTTTCTAGTAAGTATATTAAGAAAATGATTACTGCGTCGGTAGTTCTGCCTGATTTATATGATGCAGAACTGCAGGATTCTTATGGGGTAAGTACACCGGAAGATTTGTTACTTGCAATGGTAGATGATCCAGGTGAATATAACGAATTAGCGGCTTTTGTGCAAAAGTTTCAAGGATTTGATACGACATTTGATGATAAGGTGGAACAAGCAAAAAACTAATAGAGGAAGGGGATGGGGAAGCGAACTTTGCTTACTATGCCCTTCTAAAATTGCATATTTTACCTTCTGTTTTTCTAGCGATGGAAGAAAGGGAGAAAGCCTTTGTGATAGCTTCCATTAAATTAAAATTGGAAGATGACAAGAAGAAAGAGAAGGAAATGAAGCGCCGAACAAGTAAGGGGAAGAAAGGCAGGCGGTGATATGGGAAGCATAAGCTCTTCAATTGAATTACAAGATAATTTCACCAGCATTTTAATGAATGTTATCAATGCAGTCAGCATGTCTGTCTCTACAATGGAACAGATGCAGTCAGTGATGAATGGGTCTATTGATACGTCTGCAATTCAGGGGATACGGGACCAAATGAATCAGGCAACAATAGCGGCACAGCAGTTGGATGCTGCAATGCAGAATATGTCAGAGCCTCAGATGCAAGAACCTCCTACTCCAAGCTGGGTAAACCAGAGCACGATACAGGTTTCAACCAATACAGGAATACAGCGCTTAACAGATGAAATGGACTCCTTAAATCAAATGTCAGAGGAAGTTTTTCGGTGTCAGCAGCGAATTAACGATCAGGCATTAAACATGGATATATTGCCGCGAAATGCTTCGTGGGATATCAATGATATCAGTCAGAGAGTTACAGCGTTATCTCAGCACTTGCAAAATTTGCAAGGATATGATGTAAATCTTTTAGGGAATGATGGAGCGGAACAGATAAGCAGACAATATGAAACCATTAGAACGAATATGAATAGCATAATTAACTTGCAGGCGCAGTTAGATCAGGCGATACAAGAGGGAGATGTATCTGGTTTGAATCAGGGATACAATCAGTTGAATCAAATGATTGTGCAGGTAGAACAGCAGGCAAGAAGTACCCAGCAAGTATTAAATAGTCTTACAAATATAGAGTGGCATTCTCCTGGTGTAGAGATATTTACAGGAAATGGAATAGAGCGATTCCAACAGGAAGTTCAGAGTGCTAACAATATGCTGAATACTTTAAGTAATACACAGGCAGCAATAGCAGCAAGAGCAGCGCAAGTCAATATCTTTCCGCCGAATATAGTGGCAGATATGAACGGTATGCAGAACCGCTTACAAGCGATACAGACAAGGATTCAGGCAATAGAAAGCAATCCTGTGAATATAGGAACAGATACAGCAAATGCGGAATTAGAGCAGTTGCGTTCACAGCTGGGAGGTCAAAAGTTTATTATAATTGACCGGATAGGGGGTAAATGATGATTCCTTCAACAGTTGGATTTTTGGATAGAGATTTTGAAATTAAGGAAAAACAGAGTTTTACTTATAAGATGCAGTCGGAAGAAAACCTTATCCGTGGGTATATTGATGGGCTAGAAGCAGTAAAACAGTCCATTTTTAAAATTATTATGACAGAACGCTATCAGTACATCATGTATAGTTGGAACTACGGGATTGAACTTGTTGACCTTTTCGGAGAGCCTATTTCTTATGTTTGCCCAGAATTAAAGCGACGTATTTCAGAAGCCCTTCTTTGGGACGACCGCATTAAAGGTGTTGATAATTTCATATTCGATTTTCCGCAGAAAGGTGTTATTCATATATCTTTTATAGTACATACCATTTTTGGAGATGTACAGGCAGAGAGAGAGGTAAATTATTAATGTATGAAAATATCACTTATGAATCTATACTTGAAAGAATGCTTGCGCGTGTGCCAGATAAGTTTGATAAACGGGAAGGTTCGGTTATTTGGGATACTCATTCCCCTACGGCTATCGAATTACAGATTTTGTATTTGGAGCTTGATGTTATTCTGAAAGAAGCTTATGGAGACTCTGCTTCAAGGGAATTTCTAATTTTGCGTTGTAAGGAGCGGGGGATATATTTTTATAAAGCGACAAAGACAGTATTAAAAGGAGTGTTTGTGCCAGAGAATATTGACGTTACTGGGAAGCGATTTAATATTGGCGATATAAACTATATTGTAGTTGGAAGAATTGCAGATGGCGAATACCAAGTTGAATGTGAAACAGCCGGAAAGATTGGCAATCAGTTTTTTGGAACAATGACTCCTGTGGAGTATATAAAGGGGTTGCAATCCGCTGAATTAACCGAGATTTTAATACCAGGGGAAGATGAAGAGGAAACAGAGGATTTGCGGCAAAGGTATTTTTCTTCTTTTGATGAAAACGCTTTTGGCGGGAACCAAGCTGATTATCTGGAAAAAACAAATGCTATACCAGGAGTAGGTCGGACAAAGGTAACAAGGGTATGGAACGCTGATATTTCCCCTACAGATATGATACCAAAAGAAAATGTGGAAACATGGTATAACGGCATTAAGGAGACACTTAGCAAAGATGTTCGGAGCTGGCTGGATTCTGTTTTTTATGCTGGGAAACAAAAGAAGTTGACAACCGGAGGAACCGTGCTTTTGACAATTATTAATTCTGAATTTGGGGCAGCTTCGGATGCTCTTATTCAAACTGTTCAGACTATTATTGATCCAGAAGAAAATGCTGGTGAAGGTTATGGACTTGCGCCTATTGGACATGTGGTGAAGGTAGAGAGCGCAAAAGCAAAAGAAATCACAATCAAAACAACCCTGACCTTTGAATCAGGGTATGACTGGGGAAATCTCCAAAGTTTCATTGAGGAAGCCATTTCTAATTATTTCTTGGAACTTAGAAAGGAATGGGCTGATGTGCCATACTTGATTGTAAGAATTAGCCAGATTGACAATCGGATTTTGAGTGTTCCAGGGATTGTTGATGTTCAAAATACTTCAATTAATGATAAAAGGAACAACTTGAACCTTGGGAAGTATGAAATCCCAGTACTTGGGGGTGTAAGTGAATGATTAGAGAAGTTGACCTTATTTCATATCTGCCTCCATTTATAGCAGAATATAAGGAAACCAATGTCACTCTGACAGCAGAGAATCCAGAGTTTATACTTGTATGGGAAGCGGCTGAAAGGGTATTAAAAAATGAATTTATTGAAACTGCTGATGAGTATGGGATATCAAAATTTGAAAAATTATTATCTATCATACCATCAAAGGAGGATACAATTCAGATTCGTCGTGCGCGTGTGCAGGCTGGATGGTTTATAAGACTTCCATATACATGGCGTATGCTATTACAGAAGCTTATAGAAATTTGCGGAATTGTGACAATTATATTGGAGAACAGTTATTTGATTCATATGAAAGTAGAAGTTGAATTACAATGGCAAATTGACAGCCTCATTGATGTAGTATCAAGAATGTTGCCATGTAATATGAGAATTTCTGTAAGAAATGTGTTATCACTGGATTTGGAGAATCCTGCGCCGATGATAAAACCAGGCTGGATTAATTATGTCCTAGAGTATAGAGGCAAAATAGTACATAGTGAAAATAGCATATTGTTTAAGCAATTATTTATCTTTATACAATTGTCTTTTTGGAATAATGAATTATACAATGCAAAAAGAAAATATAATGGTACATTGCGGTATAATGCTAAGAGAAATTATAAATTGTGTGTCAGGATAAAGAGTGTATTTGAGCTATATTTGAAATCTGATTTTAGTTATGCCCAAAAATTACTAGCAATAATAAAATATTGTGATATAAATGTAAAGTATAGCATATTTCATGGTTATAGTATTGAAAGATTAAATACATTACAAGAATACGGCATAAATATGCGAGCAATTTTGAAGGAACCAGCAAATATTGTGGACCATATGTTTATTGAAACTTGTAGGAATGTAGTGAGTTATAATGGTTCTCGCAGATATAATGGAACAATGAAATATAATGCATTATATAGAAAGGAAACAGTGGAATGAGTGCAAATAAAAATGTTGTAATAACTAAAGTGGCAAGAATGAAATTTGTACAGGCAAGAGCAGGGGCGACAGTGCTGCCACATATTGTTGGCATGGCATTTGGTAATGGAGGCGTAAATACGGATGGTAGTGTTATAAATCCATCTGAAAAACAGACAGAATTGGCAAATGAGCTGTACAGGAAACCAATCGATAAATATAGCTTTCCAACAGATACAACTTGCAGATATGAATGTACTTTGCGTGCTGATGAGCTTGCAGGGGAGGAAATCAGCGAAGTCGGACTATATGATGAAGATGATGATATTGTCTGTATTAAGAATTTTACCAGAAAAGGTAAGGATGATGATGTTGAACAAATTTATGTTTTAGATGATATTTTTTAAATGTAGAAAGGAGAATATCATGCGAGATTATACCGTTGAGAATCCTGTTTTCTCTGATAAAATTAGCATTGTAGAGGAAGATGATCTTGTAGATGCGGAAAATGATACTGCAGCAGCAAAACAACTGATTGAAAATGATTTGGCACTTGCAGAACGGATAGAAAAATGTTTGGGTAGCCCAGATAGTGATATAAAGTTTGCAGAAGGTATTGAAGCTGATACCTTGATAGGGGCTGTAAATGAGGTTTTTCAGCTTGGCAGTAAGACGAAAAACAAACTTGCAGAAAATCTTACTGCCCTGGGAATAACATCATCTGCAGATGAAACTTGGGAACAGCTATTAGGCAAAGTGTTAGATATGACAGATACATCAAAGGACACGGTTACGGCGGAGACCCTTTTGAGTGGATACACAGCGCATAACGCTGCTGGGGCAAAGATTACAGGCACACTTGCAGACAAAACAGGTACAACAGACCACAGCGCAGGGCATCTATAGATGCGACAAACAAGCGTTTAAAGCTAAAAGTACCAGCAACTGCAAAATATAGTGTAGAAAATTATCTGTATGCTGCATACGCCACTATTGAGAATCTAATTGGTCTTACCGCAGCAAAGCTTGTAAAGGGGAATGCAATATTAGGAATAACAGGCAATAACAATAATATGGACACTAGTGGGGCAGACGCAGCAGCGGGAGATATTTTATCTGGAAAAAAAGCTGGGGTAAAAGGCAGTTTAATTACAGGAACAATGCCTAACAAAGGAGCGTGGACAGGAGCGACAACAGGAAGTGGGAATGTGGCAATTCCAGCCGGATATCATAATGGAAGCGGCTATGTATCTGGTGCTGGAGCTTATAATGCAGGTGTAAGCGCTGCAGACGCCCGAGTAAATACAAATAGCGCTAACTATAAAGGCGGCTACAATGCAGGTGTAAGTGCTGCTGATGGGCGAGTAAACGCAGACAGCGCCAATTATAAAGGTGGGTATAATGCAGGAGTAAGTGCCACCAAAAAGGGAACCGCAGGTGCAGGAGATGTGCTATCTGGAAAAACTTTTACAAATGGTAGTAGTGTAGGCGCAAGTGGAACAATGCCCAACAAAGGAGCGTGGACAGGAGCGACAACAGGAAGTGGCAACGTGGCAATTCCAGCGGGTTATCACAATGGAAGTGGCTATGTGTCTGGCACTGGGGCCTATAATGCAGGAGTAAGTGCCACCAAAAAAGGAACAGCAGGAACAGGAGATGTGTTAGCTGGAAAGACCTTTACGAATAGTAGTAGTGTAGGAGTTAGCGGAAGTTTGAAACAAATAAGTAGTGGGTAGAGAAAAAGTAAAGGGCATAACAGCAAAGCCATCTTTCGGTGGCTTCAAAAAAAGGAATATAGACACACA